TTGGAGTTTTATAAACTCACACAGGAGGGTCCAATATTGTCTGATATTATGGGGAACCCATGCGATTATTTGTGTAATCACGTGTTGAAGGAGGGTAAGGAATTCGGAATTTCTATGTCTGACAAGGTTGTACCAGGAGCTTCTACCATCAGTGAAGGCAATGTGATAGAGCTAATAGAATTGGATGAAGACAGCAGTTCTGATGAAGACGGCAAAGGTAAAGATCCAGAGTCTAGCACTCCACCAGCTGATGCTCATATGTTAAGCTATTTTGGTTGGAGTATGGAATTGGTCGAACCTGAGGCTAATGATCTTAACGCTAGGGTGGATGCAACCACATTTTCGTCAATGCTTAAAGATTTGTGCGAGAAGCCTGTGTTTGAGAACATTGAGGAGAGAGTTATGGTTTTCTATGATTACCTGGAAACAGCACTCACTAAAAGGTTCTTTTCCTTAGATTTGGATGTTAGTGACTCTGATGATGATGACTTGGTGTTTACCACACACAATAGATCAATTCAGGGTATGATAGATGATGATTTTAAGCAACAGATAAGGTTATGGACCTATTTCGCGTATGCGGTTGGGTTTGCAACCAAATCTTTTCCAAACAATCATACGCCTGAGCTCTCTGAGGTTGCGCATTCATTGAATGTGCAACCTCTTTTTGATATATACCCCGAGTATTATGTTATGTTACTGGCATCACAATCACTTTCATACGGGAAGGATTGGGTTACAATGGACAGGATTAAGCTTAGAGTCATGCAATCGCTATTGGCTGAAATAACACCTTCGGATGATACTGCCATACTATGTTCAGTTCCTTGGAATCACGCATTTTATGCAGGTGCTATTCGTAGAACTTTACGTAGGTCCCATCGTGATTGTTGCAACTTGGTATCGCTTGATACACATGTGTGTTCAGGTTTTTTAGGATCGTCATATCCGAAATACCAACGAGTTTATATGCGAGCCTATGATGTTTGTCAAACTGTTAAAGCCTTTTTTACAGGGGTTCGTGCGATGATGGGGAATGTCGGAGAATTTCTCCGAGCACCTATCCTGAATACGACGAATCTCATTATTGGGGCTTTTGAAATAGATGAAACATATCATGCTGCATTGTATTTGTCCTTGAGTTTCCTTGGATCATTTGCAGCGTCAGCTTTGATAGTTACTGTCGTTTCTAAAAGTGTTGGAGCTATTATGGCACTGACATCTAATAGTGACGGACACTCAGAAATACACAAGAATCCAGTATTCATGCGTCCCGGAAAAACGGACCAGATGAAGCAGGCTTATGTAGCTGAGGGCCACGTCGCTGCGACGATGTCACTTAAAAGTACCACTATAGCCTCGGCACATAGGTATAGGGGTTACTTGAGCTTAATACTCAAGAATGGGGATACTGTTCAAGCTAAATGTTTGCGTGTTGGGGTTTATATATTCCTTCACTCACACATTTTTTGGGCATTCCCTGATCCTGTTTCTGTGCGTATACATGCCAGTTCCCCTCGCACTAATATAGAGGGGTCGGTTGAATACAAATGGTCTGAGCTTGGGTTTCATGACTTTATGTTGGATACCAATAGAAGAGATTTAGTACGTCTAACCATGCCAGGAAAACAGGCTATTATGGGCAAACAACCTTCAACAATATTGGTACCACGTGAAAAATGGAACAAGACTGTGCGGGATGGACCACTCATCCGCGTGCTTCTTCAAAGTAACACAAGG